CACCCCCAATAATTTATCGAACCACACCTTGCAGTCTGTCAGCCACCAGCTTCGCATATCCCGCGATGTCTGTCCAGCTATCTACGTTGTCCGGGTTGCCATTGAGAATACGGGCAACCTTGGTAAAGATAAGTTCAAGCGCTTCTTGCTGATCGACAATCAAGTGTTTGTCGTGCTGGCGTAGGTGGCTCATCATTACGTTCTTGAAGCTCTGGGCAACGGTCGATAGATCGTAGAATGAGCCGTAGTTATTGTGCCGTGCAGTTAGAACCTCGTCGATTTCTGGTTCATATTTCCATCCAGCGACGGTCTCTTTAACTTCTTCCCGCTGCGCATGAACCATCTTCTTACGGATTTGCTTCACGTAGGTCGGATGACACTGCACATACTTGGCGATATGCGCATCAGACGCATTGGGGTCCTTGTTTAGCCATTCCATAACAGCGACGCCTTTGCCGCCATAAACGTAGTTCTTCTTAGCCATTTGCTTGCTCCTACTTAAGGTTTCCACCGGACTTCAGAATGTCACCATCGTAGGTGTACGTGCCGGTGTGGGTGAGACGGATGAACGGGTGGGCATGGATTTTGCCGCCGTGCTTCCGCCATAATTCGCAAAAGTGATAATCCTCGGAGAGAAGCGCACCGCTCTCGTCTATACTTGTTGCGAAAAACTCGTGGGTCAGAGGTTTGGCATATTCACCAGTCTCAGGATCGAACATAGATGATACCCGATAGGTTGGTACGTGGGGCATCAGGTCAAGAAACACTTGACGCTTGATAAGCATGAAGCCCGTGCCACCGTGGCGCACTTCGATGAAGCCTTCCTCGTCCGTTTCTTGGTGTTTGTCGTCCACCATGTTGAACACGAACGCGCCAGCGTGGTCATGCAGATCGCTCTTGCCAGCCTGTGCTGCCTTCTTGACGCTATCCCAGTTCACTTCCTTCTTGGGGTAGATACCGCAAGCGATGTCCCGGTCTCCAGCTAACAGCATAGCCACAGCATTTTCGTCGAACCCAATGTCTGCGTCGATGAACATCAGGTAGTCGATCTCCTTCTCAAGGAAGATGCGCGTCAGTTCATTGCGGGCGCGGGTGATAAGGCTCTCATTGGTGATCTGGCACCAGAAGCAGTTCACACCCACAGAGCGCAGCTTGTTCATGGTGTAGAGCAACCCCTGCACATAAGCCCCCGTACACATGCCGCCATACATCGGCGTGGCGATCATGATCGTGGGGATTTTATAGTCCGGGTCTACCGGGGTTACCTTAATCTCGTCAGTCATTGGTTTGCTCTTTCTTGGCTTGTTTTGTTGTTTCAACCTTGGCCTTCTTGGCGCGCAAATAGGAGTCCACAAAGGACACCTGTGGGCGAGTGATATCCACCATTTCTTGCGGGGTTGCGAGATGATGGCGAAGAATAACCCGGCGTTCTGTCAGCGGCGTGATAAAGACTATCGGCGTGTTAAATTTGAGTTCAACCTTACGTGGTTCATCTGGCATTTTGCGCACGAATAGGTTGATGTTCGTAGCTGACTGGTGCTGAAAATTAAGTAACCCCGGCGGAATAATTATCGTTTCTTCTCCTTCGTAAGAGGGCCAGAACGGGTCAAAGAACAGAAAGTTAATCTCCTCATTGCACCGCAAATGCCACGGGCTGTTTATCTTGACATGCTGGAAATGTTCCGGGGGCATGAAGTCACCGCGCTGAAACGCAGGATGATCGGTCAAAGTACTGCGTCCATCCGCAAACTTCCATGCGTAGCCCTCGCGCATCGCTGGCTCTACATGGATTACCAGATCGCTCCACAGCGGAAGGCAGAAACTCTTCTTAAAGAGGTCCGTGAAACCTACGCAGTGGCGCATGGTTGACGCCGGGTGCTTTAAGTTGGGTATTTCATCGAATAATGTCCGATCTACAGTGGGAAGCAACCGTTTCCACCACTGAGGGTAGTAATACGTAGCCGACTTGAGCCGCGCCGTATTATACACGTCAGGGCTGGTGGTGTAGCAGTCCAAATAAATGGGCTTCTCGATTTTATTCCGCAGCCATTTGAGCATCGCCCTGCTCCTTTCGTTTCTTCAGCACGTAGTAGCGGCCTTCAACTGCTGCGACAGTCAGTCCCATACGCTCGGCTATTTCGTTTCTATGAACCCCGTAGTTCCACAAGTTCATGAGTTCTCGTTCCATCTCGGGTGTCCATTTACGCATTTTACGCTCTAGCAGTGACATCAGATGTCCTGCTCCACAAAGTCGTTGTGGTCACAGTGGTAAGTAAGCCCACCAAGCCAGCTCATGCCGCACGTGTTGCACGTACGCCGATAGGGGGGACGCTTTGGTGTGATCTTAACTTGGCTTGCTGCCGTTTTAGCCTTCTTACCTTTACCCACTACTTGCCTCCCTTGAAGCGACCACGCTCATCGCGGTCCGTTAGCTTATGCAGTTCCCGATTGAGACGCTCGTTCTCGCTCTTGATCTGCCCGATGACGCGGATGTTGTAGAACATCCCGATGAAGAACCCTGCCAAAATGAACAGAAGCGCCCCAGCAACTAAATTTAAAAAATCCATGTCACTCTCCCTTCTTCCTCACAATTAACTGGTATCCGATGTGGATCATCTCGACTTCTTCCGAGAACAGGTCCACGAACGTGTCAATGGCAACCTTCGGGCGGTGCAGGATGTCCCGCGCCTCACCCCAGAGATAGTCGTCAAACACCATGATGCCACCCTGCTTGAGCAGCGGCCAAGCCATACACGCATCGGTCATCACATCCTTGGCGATGTGACTTCCGTCGATGTAGATAAAGTCAAAGCTAGGATGGTCTTCTGGCTTCTCTACTAGCCAGTGCGCAAGATGCTGCACGGATGTGCCCTTATAGACGGATAGGTCGCAGGCTTTCTTGGTCTGGAGAACGTGCATGTTATGGATAAAGTTCTCCTCTGCGCCGCTCATCTCTCCGTTGTTGTGCTCTTCGCCACCTTCCCATGTGTCGATACAGTGCAGGCTATCGCCTCTCTGCATCATGTTCTCGGCAATCCAAACGGCACTGCGGCCTTCGAACGAACCGATCTCAAGGAAGTTACGGGGTGCGTCCGTAGGCAGTAACGGAATAAGCTGCTCCCACACGGCAGGAGCCCATGAGAACCAGTCTTGGGTGAATTTATAGTCGGTCATTTGATTATGTTCCTTAATGCGTTCATGATGCCGTTCTTCTCCATGTCGGAGGATTTGGGGTATCGGGAAAGCCTCGTTAGGTCTTCATACTTTGAGACTACCTGCTGCTGCGCCATTGTCATCTGCTGCTGGCGCATCTGCTGGAGCAGACTAGCTTCGTATTCCTGATCCTCTTGGAACTTACGCCTACGGTCCTCACCGTTAAGCAACTCGTCCATCATTATCTCATGGGCTTTACGCAGCTTGACCTCGCGCATCCCGGCTTGGATAGCTTTCTGCTCTTCGTCAGTGCCGTAGTCCTCCACATAGGTCAGCACACGCCACCAGCGGTCTCCCTTACCGTCAGAAATTATGTCGCCGTTCCCCGTGTTCTCGACAAACTCCTCAGGATGGCTTTCCATCCGAGCGAGAAGCAGCTTCACTACATCATGAAACTCAGTCATTGTTTGCTCCCATTGACTTAAGTTCTTGGCTCTCAAGCCAGTCGATCAATTGCCAGCCCGTAATGTATGGGTTCATCCGCCCAACCACAGGGCTGCGTATCATGGTGACGGACAGGTTACCCTCTTCGATCTCTCGCTTGAGTATTGTGGTAGAGATACCAAGGGCGTTTGCTGCCTCGTTAACCTTATATAGTGGGTCAAAGCGAATAACCCGTTGCGTCAGGGTAATCCGCTGCTCCTCTGCCTTCTCCTCTACCACCGCAGCACGTTTAGGTTCTTTCTTCGGTTTGCGTAGCCGGATGTTGTACAGCGGGTTCTCTTCCTGCACCGCCTTCGCTTCAGCCTCCAACGCTTCCTTGCGTGTAGGAAAGTACTCAATACGCACGTTAGCGATGGCATCTGCCCAGTTCGACACAACCGAATGCTCTTTGATGCGCGTGAACGGACGAAGGCTGATGCCTACGTAGAGCAACTTATCCTCGGCGTCGAAGTGCCGATAGAGAGCGCATTTAGCCGCCATAGCTTGCTCCCATCTTGCTCTCGCAGTTCAGCGGCAGTCCAGCCGCCCACTTGGGCCGGATGCGCATACACTCTTCGACGTAGGCCCGTGCTTCTTCGGCCTCGGCTACTGGTGCGATAGCACCCACAGCGTCATGCACCGTCATCACAACCCGCAGCTTCTTCGCCACGTTCAACATCTGCTCACCGATGATAATCCGAGCCAACGCCTGACAGACGTTCTCGGTCATCTTGCCCCCGTAGATGCGGGTCGGCAGCACCGAGCGCCCCTTCTTCTGGTCGTAGACATACTCAACCTTGCCGCTCTCCGGCTGCTGCTCTGCACGCAGATTAGGATACCTTAGGTATAGCTTGTTAGGCAGACAGATACCTACGTCATCAACGTCCACCACACCCGTCCGGCCAAAGGGTGAGGTCTGCCTGCTAATCATCCCCACGATGGCCCGCTGCCCCTGCTTCCACAGGTCGGGGATCATTGGGTAAGTCTCGCGGTAAACCCTGATGATGCGCTCACATTCTTCGAGGGGCATATCGACACCCATCGTGTTAAGCTGCGCTTTGAACTTAGCTGGCCCCATGCCATAGCCTGCGCCAAGGATGGTGGTCTTACCGACGAACCGCTGGTCCTGCGTCACCTTATCAAAGTCAACGCCGTAGATGGCAGTCGCCATGATCTTGTACACATCCTCGCCAGCATCAAAGGCAGCGACCAAGTCCTCTTGCCCAGCCAGCCACGCCAAGGTGCGGGCTTCGATCTGGCTACTGTCGCAGTCAATAAACACATAGCCTTCGGGCGGGACTATGGCTTTCTTGAGGGGCGACTTCCGAGGAAGGTTTTGCATATTGACTTTGTCGTCACCGCCCCAGCGTCCCGTGTGGGCCGCATAGTAACGTAGGGGGATGGGCAGGGTCCCACGCTCGGCAATGTTGAGGAACCGCTCAGTGCGTGTCTCTTCCAGCGTAGACTTAACACCCAGACGCGCCGCCACAATCGCTTGAACTTGCGGGTCTTCGTGTTCGAGGAGTGCCTTGAAGCCTTCATCGGTCTTGCCAAACGCCCATGTTTCTTTGCCCGTAGCCGCACTGATCTTCTTCGGTGGGCTGACGCCAAACTCTATAAGGAGCTTAGCCAGCTTCGGGTTGCTCATCAACACTTCCCGATCAGCCTCCACCTCGGCCATCAATTCGGCCTTCTTTTCCTTAACGGCGGTTAGGTGTGCGGTGAGTACGTCCTTGTTCAGCCCCAGAGTTGGTTCGGTGAACATACGGATGGTGAGGTCAATCAACTTCAGTTCCAGCATCGGGAACCCAAGGGCAATCCGCTTGAACAGTTCGTAGGTCAGTTCAACGTCATTGATGCAGTATTTTCCGTAACGCTCCAGTTCGTCCTCTTTGAAGTCCAGCCGCCCCTTGCCAATCGCAATGATAACTTCATCGCCCTTCACGCCCAGCCCGTAACGCTCGGCAGCTTTCGCCAAGCTATTACCCGCATCGGGGCCATCCAGTGCGCGGAGCATGGACAACGTATCGACAATGCGCTTGGGGCGGATGTCAAAATGCCAGTTGAGAATTGCCATGTCGAACATGGCGTTGTGGG